CCGACTGCAAAGTCGGACCGGCGTATCAGCCAACCGAAGTTGGTGACCGCTGTTAGAGTTAGATCTCTAATTTGGTTGTGAATCTAAGCACTTTAACGGTCTCCTGTGAAGGAAAACAGTTAAATCATGAATCTTAAGTGAGGATTGTTTTAGTGTTAAGAGGATCAGCCAGTCGTGGTCATCGATGAACCCCAGGCCAGTGGCTGGAGTGATAACTTCAGAAAGGCTGTCAATATATGTGGTGAATACCTTGGGGAGTCTTTAGGTGATATTAGCCTAAAGAAAAATGGTAGCTACTTTCCCTGCCCGGGATTGTAGGTTCATCACTAGTAGTAAAGTAGCGATGCTTTACGAACAAAGGTAGGTACCTAACTAGGGCACGCTAGAAGCGTTTAACCCTACTGGTATGTTATACTGGTAGGAGGACGTGGAGAGCTGGCAAAGCCAGTTCGGCCTCAAAGAGTAATCTAGAGGTTGGAGCGGAAAGGTCAGATTGTCACTTCTGACAGATCTACCGTCTAGGAAACTAGATAATATTGGCATCGGATCCCTTTCTGAGGGAACCCTTCAGCCGTCGTACCATATCTGTAAAAGAGGTACTCGAATAGTTCTGGTGTGGGTAACCACAAAAGGTAACTTGCCAGAGGAGCACGCTAGGGCGCGACCCGAAATGCGAAATCCGTCCTCGGACGGAGGGCTATTCTTTCCTTGATATAGGATGTGTCAACGACACGGGCAACCTCGAAAGAGGCTGCCTTAGCCTACTAAGGCGACCTGCGGCCCCCCCCTCCGAGGAGGGAAGGGAGAACCGAAGGGTGAACAACTATAAAAGGTGACTTTTATCTTTGAGAAATAGAGCACTATGAACCTTAAACATATGTATAAGATCCTAGTGCCTAAATCCCTCACCTGGTCCGTCTGTGTAAAATCAGACGTAAAATTAGCGGTTGCTTTCGCAAGATTGCTTCCGTTAATCTTTGGTAAGGTGTCCGTGTCTAAGATAAAAGTTGTTTGGCATTTTGCCAGATTTTGTAGCAAGATGTATAGAAACCGAGGCCCTAAGGGACTTGCGCTCTATCTAAAAGCCTGTGCTGTAATTGTTCAGCAGGTGGCTGGAGGAATGCAAGTGACTTCCCCATGGGTATTAGGTGCAAACATTGCTCGAACCAAATCGGGTATACCAAGACTAGTTCCTCATGGACACCGTCAGTCTATATTGGCTGGCGACGTTGGAGTTATTAGACTTTGGTTGAGTCTTCTTGGGCTCTATAGGGTTATAGAGTTTAAAGGAGCGCTAAAGTTGAAAACAATAACGGAACCCGGGAAAGATATTTCTCAGGTTCGTCGTGAGTTCAAACGGTTTTGGGGTGACTTCCTTGATTCTTTATCGATTCACACCGGTAAAGAGTCTCGGATAGACCCTTCGATTGTCCTAGATCCTAAGTCCCTTCCTCCTATTTTGAAAGCCAGCCCAGCCATTGGTGGAAACACCAGTGTCTGTAATTTTGTTATCGATTCGATAGCAATCTTTTCAGACGTTGAGTATTACTCAGCACTGAGGGAGTGGCTAGTAGAGGTAGAT